TTCTCCGACGATCTCAGCCATCACGCTTCGGTCGTCTGAAGTGGGGTAGCTGAGTGGCGCACCGGATTCGGTGTCGATGAACGTACCGACCTGCATCATCGGACCGATGGTCTGGATGGCTATGTCGATTTTGTTCTGGATGATCGGAGGGACCAGGTATCCGCCGGCCGCACCGCTGGCGACGTTCATGTCTCGGCGCTGCACGTCGCTGAGCATGGCGAGCTTCCGGTCTTCCATCGGAACTTGCTCGACGTCCTCGGTGACCCGCATAAACGAGCGGAAAGCCTTGGCCGCCCGCTCTTCGCGGTTCTTCTTCTCGTCGGCCTTGCGCTTTTCGCCGTCCTCTCCTGCTCCCACTGCGGCTTCGGGCGGACACGTGGTTGTGCGGCCTTCCTTTTCCGCGGCCTCGACTGCTTCGTAGCGCTCGATGTCCGACTTCAGTTCCTTCGAGCGAGCGATTAGCTTGTCGAGCTTTTCGCGGTTCTCGGCGCTGATCCCTGCCTTGGCAACCTCTTCCATCTCGACATGGACCTTTTGCCGTTCCTCTCGCGTTTCACGCGCTTTGGTGAAATCCATTGCAGTTTCTCCTCTGGTGGTTTTTTGTGGTGCGGCCCACCAAAGGCCCTGGCCCCTAGCTGCACGCTTCCGCATCGACTCGCTTGGGCTGTCACGCCCTAGCCGCATCCGGCGCGAATCGAAACGGGGTGAAAATGAAAAAGGCGGCTCGGGACTGCAGCCGCCTTCAGAAATTTTGTTTTGTGATTGAGTCTTAGCTCAGTCGCTCGATCTCCACTCGCCTCATCAGGTCTTCGAACTCAAGCTTGTCCGAGGCCACTTTTGCAGAGCGCGTTCCGTCGTGATCGCAGTTGGCATCCGCGCAGCTCGCTGAGCAGCCAAGGCAATTGCCAGCCTCACAGTCCGGGCAATCGCACGCGCAACCGAAAGTTCGCCGTGAAGTAAGGGCTCGCTTGGAGTCATCGGCGCTCACGTCGATGCTGTGGGCTTTGGCTGCGGCCATGATCTTGTCCCACACCTTCGATTTCTCGGACGCAGGGATCCCGTCGGTCTGATCGAATCGGGCGATCGCATTTCGAATGTGCGAGGCGGTTTTCTCGTCGGTTGAGAACTTGATGGGCAGCTTCCAGGTGGAAGTGTCTTCGGGATCGCCCACGTAAGCGAAAGCGCTCGCCGGCAGATCCTCTCCGGCGACGCTCTTGGTCTTCACTGACCCCGAGCGAATGAGGTACCCGCGGAGCTCTACGGGAACGTTCGGAAAAAATGATCTCGCGCTGACCAGTGTGTCGGGATACGCCGGCATGGTGACCGGGCCGACGTCGTAAAGATCGACGTCGAGCAGGTCGCGCATCAAGATCGCCGAGCCGTCATCATCTGCGCCTTTCTCAAAGCGCTGGCCTTTCTCCTTGTCAGGAATGCTGAAGCTGAAGCTGCAGCCTGTGATGTCGCCGCGCTCGATGTGCTTGTGAACATCGCGACCAACCGTTGTGTCGGCCACGTCGATGTCGTAGTGCAGCCCCTGGCTGTCTTCAGCGATGCGCATGGTTCGAGCACTAGTTCGGCCAAGCACCAAATTCGCGTCGTGGTTGAACATCCCGAAGACGTCCTGATCCTCCTTGACCGCTCTCGAGAAGCAGCCCGCGCGGACCGTTTCCTTGAATCCGCCGAGATTGAGCGAGCGCTTCCCGAACACCGCGGCGTAACCCTCAATGCCTTTGCCGTCTTTCCTCAGCCGAACTTCGGCGCCTGGAACGATGCGAAATTCTCGGTTCATTGTGCGTTGCCTCCGGTCAGCTCTTTGGCGCGGTTCACCGCCGCGTTCCTGAAAACCTCGATGGAAATCGCGCGCACCGCTCTGAACAGCTCTTTCTCGGAAATCTCGTCGGCATTTCCGTTGGCCGATTTCCACTCATCGAAGCGCGTGCGCATGGCTTCGATATAGTCGGCGAGGAACTTGAGCGAGACAGGCTCAACGCCGTTCGGCACCGTTCCGCGGCCTTCGTGAGCGGCGACGATGTAGAGCTGGTCGCCAATGGTCTGGAAAATGGGCAGGAAAGCGCGCTTAAAGGCATCGGGATCTGCGGTCGATCGAGCAGTAATCCGCCCGAAAGCGTCGTTGAACAGACGCGAATAGGCCTTCACGAAGCGGGTGCCAAGCTTGCCATCCGCCGGCTTCTGCTTCCCTGGATCCTGCTGGTCCTGTGAATCTCCCGTCGCGGCTCCCGTGGGATCGCCGCGTGTGGCCAGGCCTGGTCCTTGTCCAGGGTCGATAGCGGCCGTCGCCGCGTCCTGCATGTTGATCTGCACCCAGCAAATGTCGGCCCAGGGCTCATCGATGGGGTTAAGGCCTTCGGCGACACGAGTGTCGTTGATCGAGAAGTAGCCGGACTGGTGACCGCTCGAATAAAACTGTGTGCGGGATGCCGCGTCGGCAAAGATCAGACTGCGAAGATCGAAGCCGGCGAAGAACTTACCTGCAGTTGGCCCGGTGGCTGGAAAAACCTTACGGTTGATTTCCTGCTCCCAGAGTTTCGCCGGCGGCTGCATGGTGTAGGTGACGAACTCACCGCCCAGTTGCTCGGTGTTGGCCCGGTTCGATTTTTCCGGATCTCCGACCATGTGCGGCGGAACGGACCAGAACGAGCAGATTTCGATTCGCTGGAATTCCCGGCTTTCGAGGAGCTGGGAATCGACAGCCGAGGACGTGACCGTCTTAAGGGTCATATTTTCTTCGAGCACGATGGCCTTGAAGGCGCGCCGGCCGCTGGCCAGCCACTCCCACTTTTTCTCGAGGCGGTCCTGAGCCTCTTTGCTGAGGGTGGCAGGATGCGAAATAGCCACACCCGGAAAGGCTCCGTTCCGGAAGAACGACGACTCGTGCAGCTCGGCGGCGAGGGCCAGGCCCACAACCTGGCGTGCGAGCTTGACCGTGCGCAAACCGAGCCGACCGTCGATCGAGAGCCCCGGCATGTGAACCATGTCCTTGGCGAGAATCACTCTCTCTGGGCCGCCAGAGACCTGCTGCTCGGGATTTACGCTGGATGCCGAAGTTCCCTCGGTGGTTTTGTAGACCAGCTTGTTTTTGGGAATGTTGATGTACTTGAGCCCGATGGGCGTGTTCACCGTGACGCGCTGATCGCCCACTGGCCTGTAGGGCGAAGTGAGGTTCGGATTGCGCGGCCAGAAGGCAACCGGCCGGTTGTTGTTGTCCCGCTGGATCTCGATATAGGCATTGCCCCAGAGCATGTAGTGCGCCTGGAGAGTCTTCCGAAAAGTGAACGAGGACATTTCCTCGTTCGGCTCTTCGGCCAGCAGGTAGTAGAGCGGATGGCTTTCGGCAATCAGCTTCCCGGGAAGCCGGCCGCGCTGGGTGTAAGTGCGTTCGTAGACCTGGAGCGGCAGAGCGGCCATCGCATTTGAGACCAGCTGCACGCAGGCAAAAACGGTGGCCACCTGCAGGGCGCTTTCCTCACTGACCGGAATTCCGGAATCGGTAAGCAGCGTGTCCCTGAAGTAGGTGGCTAGGGCCTGACCCAGCGGGATCTGAGGGTTGTTGATGTTTTCCATCGAAGCCCTCAGCTCACGAACCAGCATTACGCTGCGCCTCCGCTCGCCGGCGGCCGCGGTTTGGGATTTGCCCGGTAGGCCCACCACAGAAGAGCGAGGCCGGCGACGATCATGGCGTGGGCTGGAGATATTTTCTCGATGCCCCAGAGCAGCAGCACTAGCCCTGCGAGAAACGCCACGTCCTGGCCTACCTCAAACTTTTGGTTGGGCGTCAGAGCGTCACCATGTCTTCGTTTTCGTACTTCGACTTCTTTCTCACTGGAGCCACGATCGCTCTGGCCAGGCCGTCGATGACCGCCGAAATCCCGTCTATTTTTTCCGCGCTTTTTTTCTTGTTGGGTCGCATGTATCCGCCGGCGTCGATGTCGACGACCAGGTTCGCGGCGTTCCAGGTCAAAACCGGATTCCCCAGGTGATGGAATTTCCTGCTGGCGACCAGGGCGAGCAGGGCCTTGGTTGCTTCCGATAGATTTGCGGTGGTTTGGCGCAGCTCAACCATCGGGACGTTTTCACCGGTGAGCTCGACGGCAAGCTGGGTCGCGTTGAATGGGTCGTAGGCCAGTTCCTCGATCTGGAAATTTGTGGCGTCCTCGAGGATCTGCTTTTTGATAAAGGCGTGGTCGATGACATTCCCAGGGGTGGCCCGAATGAATCCCTGGCGGACCCAGACGTCGTAGGGAACGCGCTTTTCTTTGACCCGCTCTTTGATGGTGTCTTCCGGGAGCCAGAAGCGCAGGAGCGCGATGTAGTAATCCCGCTTCTCAGGTACCGGGGGAAAAATAAGAGCTTCAGCGTTGAGATCCTGCTTTGCACCGAGGTCGAGGCCGCCAAAGCACCGCTCGCCGCGAAGTTCGCGTTCCATTTGTTCGGCGAGCTTGGCGGGGTCGGCGTTTTTATCGACCGCGGCGCGCCACTGATCCATGGGGATGACCCGGCTGTCTTGCTCGGTCCAGACGTTGAGCGAGTACCGGAGGAAGCCATTGAGCGAGCCGGGCATTTGCTTGGCCTCGTTGGCCATGTCCCGGAGCTCCTCGAGTTTCGCGGAAACTCCAAGGTTCGGATTGGCTTTGATCCAGTTGCGCTCATCTTCCCAGTCGTCGTCTTTGTCGAGGCCGGCGATGAAGGCGAAAAATTTGTCATCGACGAGGCTTCCTTCGAGAACCCGCTCGCCGTGCTCGTGCTGTTCCCAGCAAATGCTGGTGCGGTCGTAGCCGGCGGTGGTGATGGACACGAGCAGGGGCTGCCGGCGCGCGGTGCGGCCATAGTTGAGGACTTCCCAGACCGTTCGATCGGCGTGGACATGCAGCTCATCGATGATCGCGCCGTGTACATTTTTGCCCTGATTGCGGTTGGCATCGGCCGTGATTGGCTGAAGTTTCGAGGCGGAATTCGGTATGGTTAGGCTGTTTTTTACCCGGGCCAGGCGCCGGTCGATCGCCGGCGAGCTCGCCGCCATCCGCTCAGCCTCGTCGAATACTTCCTTAGCTTGTTCCTTCGAGCTGGCTGCGCAGTAGACTTCGGCGCCCTTCTCGTCGTCGGCCAGCAGAAGCTTGAGAGCGACGCCGGCGCAGAGTGTCGACTTGCCGTTCTTGCGCGCGATCTCAATGTAAGCGCGGCGAAAACGGCGATAGCCAGTGTCGGAGTGAACCCAGCCGAAAATGTTCCAGATGATGAACTGCTGCCAGGGCGCGAGCCGAAAGATTTGGCCTTCCCATTCGGCTTTGTGCAGCCGCAGGAAGCGGAAGAAATCAATGGCGTGCTCGGCAAGGTCCCGATTGAAGCGAAAGCCGCGCTTCTCCGCGTTGCGCAGATCATCGATGTGCCGCTTGGCCGCGAGGCGTACCCACTTCGAGCAGACGATCTTTCCGACAGCTGCTTCGCGCGCGTAGGTTTCGGCTGGATGTTCAATTGACCCGATTTATCTCACCCAGCCGATCGGCATATTTATCGAACTGGTCCTGCTCGATGGCGATGCGCGGCGCGGCGATGCTCAGCTTCGATCGCGAGGCCGGGGTGAGTCCGAATTCCACTTCAATCCTGAGAATATTTTTAAGTTCAGCCTGAGCGACGGCGATGGCTGGATTTTTCCCGGTGACCCGCGTTCCCACCTTCACGTTCTTTTTCTTTTTTCGATCCCACTTATGAATCGGTTCGACGATGAGCAATCCGCGCTTCGTGATTTCCGCCTGAGCTTCGACCCAGCGCGCCCAGGAGACGCACAGGCAGGCCAGCGCTTCGCCGTCGATCTTGGCGAGCACGCCCATGGCCTCGAGCTCCCTCGAGATCGAGTGCCATTTCTCGACCGCAGCCTCGGGCATCCAAGCGGGCATCTCTGGAAGGCCCAGCGAGGGCTTGGGCTCGAGCTCATTGAGCGGTCGCTTGCCAGGATTTCCGCGGAGCTTCTTGACCGCAGTGGGAAGCGGCCGGCGTCCTCTACCCATCGAACACCTCGGCCTCGTACCGCGGTATCTTCACCACAATCTCTTTCTTGAGGTTCGCGCACTCCCGCGAGGAACACACCACCACGCCCATTCCAAATGGATCTTTGGGGTCGGGATCCACCACTCGCCTGACGGTGAGCAAAGCGCCGCAGGAACAGAGCACCCGCGGCTCCATGTACAGCGGCGCCGGAGGCGGGTGTTTAGGCATGATGGAAGGCGTAAAAAACCAGGTACGTTGCGAGAGTCCAGCCGACGTCGGCGCCGAGAATCATGCTGCCCACCAGGCCGACCGCCGCGGCGAAGATCCACTCGGCCCTGGTGGTGACGGCCGCTATTTGCTCTTGAGAAATCGTGCGCACGAATTATTTAGATCGAAGCGAAGGGCTGCAGTTAAAGCACTCGATCAGTCCCTTCACGTTCCGGCCAAAGCCGGCAACCTCGAGGCCGCACTTCGTGCAGATGTTCTTGCCCTCCTGGAGGAGAGCCCTCGGCGCCTGCTTGAACAGGCTCTCGAGCTCGTCGATCTCGAGGCTGTGGCCGTTGTGCGCGCTCATAAGCTGGTCAAGGCGCGTTTCAACTGCTGCGACCCGGGTCGCGTTCTTGCGCGAGAGGAACAGCGCCAGCGCGGCGCCGGCAAGCGAGGTTCCGGCCAGCACGACGATCAGATAAATCACTATCCGACTCCCAGGGTGCCCAGCAGGCTCGGAATGCCTTTGAAGGTCGCAACGCTCATGCTCCCGCTGGCAGAGTTCGGGCTCACGCTGATCTTTGCCGTGGAACCTGTCAGGATCGAATTCACGATGATGTGTCCCGCGCCGGAGTACAAACCCCCCGAGGGAAGCCCACTGCTATCGGTGGTGTAAGTCCCAGCAGTTCCTGAAATGGTGTGCGTGTTGGTGAGATGGGCCACACCGCCAAAAACTAAGACGATCTCGTTGGCCCACGTGGTGGTGAAGGCCGCGGACGTCAGCGAAGAAACAGTCGAGTTAGTTTGGAATCCGGTTGCTACGTCGACGGGCGAAGGCAAGCAGCCAGTGATCTCCCATACGGCGAGGCCGGTATCCGCAAGGCTTCCTGAAAGAATCACTGTGATGGCGTCGGAACCCGATGGCGAATTCACCCCAAGATAATAAAGGGCCACGGTCTGAGCGGAATTGGGAGTAAATACGGTTCCCGAAATTAGGCTCAGCGATTGGCCGGCCGCATTTTTTACTGAGCTAATGGATTGCGCGGGCGCGTAGCGAATCCCAGCCACAATCAGACTTCCGAGTGCCGAAGACCACGCACCTGAGCTGAAGCTCGACGCCGACGACACGCTCCCGCCAGTCGCGAAATTTCGTATGGCGATCATTGGACGAAAAAATTCACATGTGCCCCGCTGCCGACTGCGGTACTACCCGTGCGCGTGGAAGTGACCGCGATGGTGATTGCTGTTCCGTGCGCCGCTAACGCGATGGGTCCTACGGGCATGTTGGAGCCCGCGCCTGCCGGAACTTCAATCACCCAATCCGGAGTGGTGCTCCCCAGTGTGACGCTGCCCGTCGCTTTGTTGAAAACCTGCACGTAGGCGGGTGCGGAGTTGGCCGCGCTACCGATCGACCAGCCATACACCTGCCCTGCGCTTGTTTTCACCGCCGTGGCCGTGTTGCTGACCAGCGCGCTGAAGGGAAGGCCCAGGCCGCCGCTCGTCGCTGGTGCGACACTGATCGGCTGCGTTACTGCCGACCCGTCGACTTTGAGTGCGTTGGTGTTCTGAGGCTGATCGGTGGCCAGGACGACGCGTTGAGTGCCGCCGTCTTTCGTTCCGCTATTCGTCGAAACTGTGGCGCCGTTGAGCTGGTCTACATTCGTAGAAGCGTGGCTCGGGGGATTCGTTTGAACTTTGTTTGCGGAGACTGCTCCGGCCAGCGTCGCGAGTGCGCCGCCCGTCTCCTGCGCGGCATTTGATGGCAACAGCGGCGTTGTGACGTTCGCTGGATCGGTGCGCAGCGGATAGGTTGAGCTGACTGCGCGGAGCTTTCCATCGGGGTCGATAACCGCGATAACAATCCCGGAAGTCGGAGCGTCGTCACCGAGCGCGCCAGTGGCAGCGCTATCTCCACCACCGCCTCCCCCGGAAACGATCGCGACCGGCAGCGGATTGTCTTCCGAGGCGGCCTGCGTCTTTCCACCGGCGTCCTTCGAGCCAATTACCGTCGCAGAGTCTGGAAGGTCGTCGCCGATGGTGCCGACCGAGGCGTTGTCGCTCGATCCTCCGCCGCCGGATACGGAAATGTCAGCCGGCGGGCTGAACGGAGCTCCGACGCCAACGACCGACATCGTGCCGGACCCTGAGAACTCGGTGCAGGTCAGCCGGTAAGTGGCCGCCGGCGCGATGACGAACGAGAAAGTTGGGTCAGCGATCGCGTCCCATTCATCCTCCTGGGCCGCGAAGGCGTCAGCGCCGTCGATCTGAACTTCGACTTGGAACTTTGCAGCAGCGACGCTGCCGGAAGGGAAAGCCTGCGCGTGCATCGACTCAACCGACTGCGCGCGGCTGGTGTCGAGATAGAACTCTATCGAGGAGCCAACGCCTGTTCCTGCGCAGTTCGATACCAGGACCAGGCCGCGCTGGCTGGGAATCATTGTTCCGTTCGGCATTTTTTATTTTTTAGGCGTTCGCCTGCAGCTGGCGATCCTGCTCAACGAGTGAAGCCAGCGTAGTTGAAGGATCGACCCCAAGCCTCTGGGCCACGTTCACTGCCCAGGTAGGATCGCCGCAGTATTTGTAAGCGACTTGGTCGAGCGTCAGGCTGAGCGGATAAACCTCGCTCGCGCCCGAGAGCATCCGGCGAAGTTTTCTCTTTCCGGCAGCCCATCCATCAGCCGCCGTGGCGTAGATGGTGATCGGAGCGCCATGCGGACCGCCCGTCCGGATGACTCCGTGGCCGATGTCGCCTTCGTCGGTTATGTCGAGAGGATTGTTTGCACGCTGCGGGACGGAGCCGGGCTTATTGAAACCTTCGGCTTCCGCGATGGCTTCGGCAAAACGATCGATGAGGCCAGGCGAGATCAATTACCGGCTCGTGGGCTATTCCATTGCACAAAAAACCCTGATTTTTCTAATTTCGCGGGAAAACGCGCGTTGGTTGCAAGCGGTCCGCAGCGGGCCTTCGTTTCGCAGAACGACAAGCCCCTACCCCTTGAACCCAACATCTTTGGTCACTGAAATCCTTGGCGTCTGCTCATCGGTTCGCACAGCGCCCACAAAAAGCTTGCGCAGATCGCGCGGCGCTTCTTTGGGCAGCGGCTTCGAGAGAAACTGCGTTGCGTCCTTCGCGATGGAGAACTTCGTCACGCGCTGGAACAACGCTTCGAATATGTGCGCAGGGCATTTCTTCTCGATGTCTTCAGCTCGCGCGCTGTCCACCGTTTCGCGCTCGCAGCGCGTAACGCGAACGATGTACTGCTCGCCGCGCGCGATCTTTGTTTTCAAACCTTGCGGCGATTCAGAACCATGCGCCTGAGTGTGATTGACAAGCGCGGCGCGAATCGTTTTCTGCTTTTCGCTGAGCTTTTCGATCTGCTCGTCGATCTGCGTGTACTCAAGCGCCAAGCAGTCGATGTCCGCTGGAGCGAGCGGATACACGACGCCGATCAGCGGATCGGAAATGGGATCGACCTTTGCCGCAGCTTTAGGCATGGGCAAGCGAACTCCTCGATTGGTTTGAGACCGGCTGTGTGCGCTCTCTCGCAGTCTTTCGCGAGTGGCACGAGTGACATGCGCCCTGCAAGTTCTCGGGCGTGTCTTCGCCGCCGCGACTCTTCGGAAGGATGTGATCGACATCGGTACTGATTCCGAAACCGCGACAGCTGTGTGGGTCGTCCGTCTTTCCGATCATACACAATGGATCGCGCGCCAGAATCACCTTTCGCAGCTTTTCCCAGCGCCGGCCGTAGCCGCGCTCGTGTGCCGTGCCGCGATATTCAGGTCCTGGCCGAACTGAATGCTCAGCGCACAACGTGCCGCTCGAACGTTTGAAGCACCCTGGTCGGCTGCAAATCTGCATCGGGCGAACAGGCATCAGTCCAAGCCTCTTTTAACGACGCGCATTTACTTCTGCGCCTCGCACGCAGTCGTGCCGTTCTCACACGCTTTGGCTTTCAGCACGGCTTCGTGAGCGCTCTTTGCCGCCTCGATCGTTTGCACGATGCCCATCACGATCGCGAAATCGGCGCCGCTGATTCGGTGGAACCAACACAGCACGAAGCTGCTGACCAGCAGCCAGAAAGCGAAGAAGGTGTGACGGCCACAGAAAAAGTCGAAGACCGGACGCATGTCACTTCAGCGTGCCTTTGCTGGCGTCGGGCTTCGATGACTGCATCCACGGCGCGCGATCATAACGGCTAGGTTCGGTTTGAACCGCTGTCTCGTCTTTAACTGCGACGTGCCGTATCCCGGTGGCTTGGTAGACATCGCCGCACAATTTCGTAGCGAGAGTGCGGAGCTGCTCATTCGATAGCTTCCCTGGAACCTGCAGGACGGCTTCTGGCGGCCCGTGCTTTGCCAAGGCTTCGTCGACGGTCATCCGCGGAAACTCTGAGGATTCTGGTTCATGGTAGCGGGGCAGCCACTTGTCCGGATACTCCCCCGGCAGCCTGACCGTCCAGTAGTGCGGATCGCGCAGATAACGCGCAAACCAGATCGCCACGGCTCCGAGGATTCCTGGAATGGCCCACGGTGCGCTTGCGCAGCCCAACACAGCGCCCAAAATCACAAAGGCGAAGCCGAACACTTCCAGCGGCACTGAAACCTCGTATTTCGCTCGCTGGCTCAACATTTGCCCCACTCGTCTCGCGGTTTACCGCAATTCTTTGAAGGAACGGCCCATTTCCTTTTCGATACGCCGGCAGGAGAGCACGAACCACAGCAGCGCAAACCACATCACCAGAAATGCGACGGCGGCGACGGCGCCGCAAATCTCAAGGAAAGATCGCAGATCGCCGTTCACGCGCTCACTCCCTGCGCCGGCCGCATATTGATCTCCCTTAGCATCAGCCGCGCCCAATCCTCGCCGGCATACACCGCGAGAGCCAGCTCCGCGCCAACGCGATAGGAAAGCCCATGGTTCAGTGACGATCCAGGCGTCGCTGGACGCCCTTCAGGCCGCATAAATAGCAGTTTGATGACGCCGTTAAGGCGCCGGGTAGGTTGTCGAAGCCACTGCACTTGCCCGCGCTTTTCGGCGTCGTGCGCCTGAGCGAAGGATCGATGCGAATGGCTTCCGTCGTGGCAGGGATGGCGCAGCAAATCATCCAGCGTCCAATCCCCAGGGATCAGACAAAGATTCTTAAGCGCCACTTGTTTTTGGGAAGGTTCGAACACACCTCAACGAAATCGAGGCGCCTCCGAGAAAAGTCCGCTGGAGGACCGGATATTGGAAGATGGCATCGAGCTTAAACGCGGTTGGAATGTGGCGCAATGGTACACGGCGCCAAAGAGTTAAGACCCCGCGAAGTCCTTAGTCTTCAATTTCACGATCAGCCTAGCTCCTTTTTTGTCGAAAAGCGTCTCTGCGGGCCTTCCCACGAGGCCTTCTGCCATTTTGGACACGTTAACCGCGCACTTTGATTTGAGTCCATTGCGGACTAGATCGGTGGCTTCCTCCAAGGTCATCTCCCCAAACGACGGCACCACATCAACCCCAAGCTTCGCGGCGACGTCGCAGACATTTTCGTAGCTGAGCCACCAAGTGCTCCCGACGAGCACGTCGAAAACGATGAGCTTCTTCTGCTGGCAATAATCGCCTCCGCCCTTTTGAATCCCAGCGCCAAATCCTTCCCCATAGATCACGACATCGGTGGCATCGGGAAAGGCTTCGCTGAGCTTCTCGGCAGTGATGTTTTCGGAGAGCCATTTGATTAGGTCCGCGTGGATCATCGCGTTGTCGCTCTTTCCCCCGAACGTGAGTTTTCCGTCGCGCCAGATGCACCGAATGTTTGTTCCGTCGACCTTTTCGGTCCAGTGCCACGTTTTCAGCAGCGAGTAGGTACGATTCTTTAGCTTTGCCGGGTCGACCTTGAACGTCGACGGGTCACGTTCGTAGAGCGTTTCTATTTTGTGGTACTCGCTCAATATTGTTCTTCCTCTCAGTCCCGCAATTTTTTGATTTCTCCCAGGGGGTCCTTCATCGAACGAAATGGACTTTCAATTTGCCTTAGCTT